GTTGAGGCTTTGTATAAGCAAGGATTAAAGTATGTTAAAGAGATCCAGAAACTTAGAGTACACCCGAAATTGTATAGTGCTTTTGTTACGCACATGGCAGTTCTAACCAAGTTTTATAACTTGGCTTTTGTGTCAGGTGCGAGAAGAAGTGGACCCAGATTAGAACCATTTGTTTTGATGTTAAGTGGAGACAGTGGTAAAGGAAAGTCTGGTGTCTCATGGGCACTTGCAATAGATTTATTGTCTACAAGTGGCTTTAAGGTTATGAAAGAAGATGGTACACCGGATTGGTCGTCAGATATATACATGAGAATGATAGAAACAGAATTCTGGGATGGTTATTGTGGACAAACAGTGACAATTTATGATGATTTCGGTCAAATGATTGATACTGCCGCAAGCCCCAATTTGGAGTTTATGGAATTGATTCGAAGTGGAAATTTGGCCCCCTATCCGTTGCATATGGCTGACATTACTGAAAAGAGTAATACATTCTTTACATCAAAGGCTATCTTTTTGACATCTAATTCATTGCCTCATGCAATGGATATCAAATCAATACACTGTAAAGACGCTTTTAAGAGACGAATTGATTTGTGTGTAAGAGTAGATAACATTGACAAGTGGTCTAAACCAGGTAATGATGGAAGAACTATGCTTGATACCAACAAAGTTGAAACAGAAACTGGAGAAGTTTTGAACCTTGCGGTTTATAAATTTCAATTAGTTGATGCTATGACAGGTAGAGAGTATGGTAATTCTATGAGTTATGATGAGTTATCAGAGATGTGTAAAGATATCTATACTGAGAAACACAGAAAGTCACAGAAGTTATTTGATTTTCTTAATGAACATGCTTTGTCTCAAATGAATGATATTGAAGGTTTTATAGATGATGATCTTTTTGATGAAGAAATTTATAAGGCTCAACAAGGTCAGACAAGAATAAGTGTTATTTTGGCTTCAAGAGAAGAAACATTGAAGTTGATAAAAGGATATGGAGTTTTGAATTTTGTGGAACTTTGTTACAGAGATTTCCAGAATATTTTTCAAGTGAGTGCAAAG